CGGTGGACGAAGGCGTGGTCGATCTGCTGCCGGGGGTCGCGGAGTACTTCGTCCCCGAGGACACGATCGATCTGATCGAGCACGTGCTGCGCACGCTCAACGTGGGGAATTCGCCGACTGATTATCCGCTGCCGCGCATCTCGATTGACGATTACGCGGCGATCCCCAACAAGACCACGACGGGACGGCCGACGCAGATTCACATTCGGCGCAAGATTCATCCCAGCTTTGTGTTGTGGCCGGTGCCGGACCGCGATGCCGTCTACCAGCTCATCTATTCGCGTTTGCGCCGTATGGCTAGCGTGGGTGCGGGCGGCACGAACACGCCGGAGATGCCGTTTCGTTTTCTGCCGGCGATGACGGCAGGTCTGGCGTATCAACTGGCGCTCAAATCCAAAGAGCCGGTGGCGATGCAGAAAATCCCCATTCTGAAGGCCATCTACGAAGAACAGTATGCGCTGGCCGGCGACGAGGATCGCGACCGGGCTTCGCTGAAATGGGTTCCGTGGGGGTATCGACTTTAAATGCCTGCCGCCAAATTCGCTACCGGCAAATTCGCGCTCGGCATCTGTGACATCTGCGGCGTGTCCTATGGTTTTTTTGAGCTGCGCGGGACCACTGTGCGCGGGCGTCCTACGTACCTGATGTCGTGTCCCATCTGCTGGGATCCGGATCATCCGCAAAACTTTTTGCCGGATGCGGTGCGCATGTGGGGCACTGATCCCGAGGCGATCCGCAACGCGCGGCCGGAAGACTACTATCAGAGCCGCATTCTGCCGAACTGGCGTCCCTGTGATGCGCTGCTGATGCGGATGGCTCTCGGCAACGTGGAGGTACTCACGCCGTGAACAAAAAGAGTTTTGTCTCTATCGCGCCTCACCGGCGCGCGCTGCCGAAACGCAAGTTTAAGTTTGCGGATGGTGGGGCGTTTGTGGATCCGTATGCCGATTCGGAAACACGGCGGGCGCGGCGCAAGGCCGCTTATGGCTATGACCCCGAGGAGGGCATGAGCCTGCCGGTGAGCAGCGCGCAGGATGCGGCGCCGTTGCCGGTGCCGGCGATTCCGGCGGCTGTTCCCGTGTCGCCGAGACCGGCAACGCTGCCTTCGGTTGAGCCGGTGTCTGTGGCTACTCCTCCGCCTTCTGCGCCCCCAGCCGTGACGACGATGACTGCGCGTCCGGCGGGAGGTGTCGAGGCGGGGAGTTCTCCGGAGACGGCGCGCAATGCGGCGGCGCCGGCGACGGTGTCGAATTCGCCGGCGGCGCCGCGCGGGATCAATTGGGGGCAAGTGGGTCAGGCGGCCGGCCGCGGCATGGTGCAGGGCGGCTCGCCGGTGAACTCATTAGGTTCAGCGCTGGGGAATCTGGCGGCTCAGTGGCTGAAGAACAGGCAGGCGCGGGCGGCGCAGGAGAAGCAGGCGGAGAAAAACACCGATCTCGTTCGTGATTTGCCGGGCAGAGAGCGGGACTGGAATTGGGGTGGCGGACTGGACTGGTGGGGTGATCCCTATATCGGCATCCGTCCGAATCCGCCCTGGGATCAGCAGAAGGGGCGGGCTCAAGGTGGCGTGGTTGGAATGGCGGAAGGAGGCAATGTGGACGGCGAAAACAGAGGCAATTGGCGCAGGCGTCGGACCTCGCCGGGATATCCCAATATGCCGGGCGGATCTCCGGTGAGCAGCAGGGCGACCCTGCCTCCCGGTGAGGTGGGCGGTAGGCCGAGTGCGCTCACTTCGGCCAATTCCGGATGGACGCCGCCTGTGGCGCCTCCGGGCTTTGTGAATCCGGCGCCCACGCCGGAGCAGATGGCGATGCAGCGAGCGGATAACGAGAATCTGATGAGAGTTAATCCGTCCGCGGCGGCTATGTTCGGCGTGGGCCGTCCGGGCGGTATTGGTGGCGCGCCTGGCGCCAGTGCGGGACCGCCGCCAGCCGCGGCTACGCAGGCGTTTTTGAATTCGCCATGGGCGCAAAGCCTGAGAGGCGGTCCGCCGCCGCAGGCGATGGGTCCGCCGGCGGGCGGTCCGCCTCCGGGTCCGCCTCCCGGTCCGCCTCCCGGTCCGCCTCCCGGTCCGCCTCCGGGCGGTGGTGGGGCGGCGAGCTTCACGCCGATTGCGAACCCTGGTATCGGAGCTTTGCAATCGGGACCGGGGGGCGGACCTTCGCCGGCGGCTCCGCCGGCTGCCATGGCGGCGATGGGCAGTTTGCCGCCACAAAGTTTTGGACCTCCGGCGGGTCCCGTGCAGCCATCGCCGGCGGATCTGCAGCGCATGGGCATCACGATGGACCAATACCAACGAGGCATCGCCAATGCGGCTGGCAGTTTCAGGAAAGGCGGAGCGGTCGCGATCGAAGATTCCGAGGGTGACAGTCCCAAGGCGAAGGGTGATCGCGAGCGCCAGTGGGGCGATGTAGGCGATAAGCCGGTCGAGATCCCGGAGAAGAAGGCGAAAGGGGGCGTGATCAAGCATCGGCTGCCGGCGCGTAAGAAAGCGAAGGCGCTGCCGGTGCCGATGGTGACCGATGAGGACATGGGGCCGCCGCCGCAACCGCCGCCGCCACCGCCGACCGGTCCGGTTCCTGTTCCGGTCGCGGCGCCGCCGGTTCCGCCGCCGGGTATGGCCAAGGGCGGCAAGTGGATCCAGAAGGCTGTCTCTAAGCCGGGCGCTTTGCACAAACAGCTCGGCGTGCCCGAGGGCGAGAAGATTCCGGCGGAGACCTTGAAGGGCCTGCATAAAGCCGATGGCGGTGTGCTGGCAAAGGGCCGCGGTGTCGAGGACGAAGCCGACGACAAGATGGCGGTGGGCGGCGTGGCCAAATTGCGCAAAGGTTTTCCCGATACCAAGGTCAAGAAGATGGCCAAAGGCGGCCGGGTGCGCGGTTCCGGTATCGCGGAAAAGGGCTGTGACATGGGCGGCATCACGGAAGGCCCGGACAAGATGGCGACCGGTGGCCGGGCGCGCGGCTGCGGGATTGCGCAAAAGGGTTGTGGTTTCTCTGGCGTGTACTGAGTCAGGCTACATGGACTACGTGCAGTTGAGAGCAGCGATTCAGGAGTACAGCCAAGACTTCGAGGCGAGTTTTGTCAGCAACATTGACACGTTCATTCGTCTGACGGAGTCGCGGATTTTACTGCGCGTGCGCCTGCCTCCTTTTCGCAAGCAGGCTACCGGATCGCTGCTGCTGGGGGAGAATCTGATTGCGACGCCCAGCGATTTTATGGCGCCGGATCACCTGGCGGTGACCGAAGCGGTGGTCAATCCGCCGGCGGTCAAGGCGCGCAGCGCCATCCTGCTCAACAAAGATCCGGAGTTTCTGCGGGAGTGTTATCCCGAAGATGAGTCGGGCCTGCCGCGCTTTTACACCATGTTGAACGAACGTTCGCTGATCGTGGCGCCACGGGCGGACGCGGACTTCGTGCTGGACATGGGTTACTTCTACCAGGCGCCTTCGCTGGTGGACTCCGGTCAGAGCTGGCTGGGGGACCACTTCGCGGCGTCGCTGCTGTCGGGATCGCTGGCCGAAGCGGCTAAGTACATGAAGGAGGAAGACAACCTGTACGCGCGCTACGACCAGCAGTTTGAGAAGGACCTGGCGATGGATGAGCAGTATGCCAAGGGCCGGACCAAGAAAGACACTTACCAGGAGCCGGATACGAGGATGCGGGTATGATCACGGCCAGCGTCGTTTGCTCCACTTTCAAAAAGGAGCTGCTGGAAGGTAAGCAGGATCTGCTGGCCGATCAGTTCAAGATCGCGCTCTATGAGCCGATTGCCGAACTCAATTCCAACACGGCCTTCTACGAGACGTTTGGCGAGACGACCGGGTACGGTTATGTGGCCGGCGGCAAGGATCTGTTCGGCGCGCAGGTCTTGCTGGACCTGAACGCGCGTGTCGCTTACGCCACCTTCGACGATGCCATCTGGCTGGATTCGGTGATCTCGGCCAAGGGCGCTCTGATCTATAACCAGAGCAAGCAACAGCGGGCGGTGGCGGTGCTGGATTTTGGAGTCGTCCGGTACAGCAACCACGGTCCGTTTCACGTGCAGTTTCCGCCGCCGGGGGCATCGACGGCGCTCATTCGGATTTATTGAAATGGCCGATCCTGACGCCATTATCGGAGCCGTGATTCCAGTTGCCATGGGGGCTTTGCATTGCAGCCTGGGTCCGGTGAATGTGGCCAGCTTGTGGCGCACGGAAAATCCGCCGGCACGTGTGTGGCGGGTGCAGCGGCCGGGTGTTCCGCGGGTCTGGGTCACTACGGGCCTGCCGGACAGTCACAGCGGAAAGTTTTGAGTTATGCCTTCGACCTATACGCCGAATCTGGGACTGGAAAAGATTGCTACCGGTGAGCAGGCCGGGGTGTGGGGCGTCACGGCCGATAACAGCTACGACTTTCTCGACACGGCGATCGATGGCGGGATTGCGGTTACGGTGTCGGCTTCCGCTTACACGCTGATCACCAATCAGGGCGTGCCCAGCGAGGGGCGCAATAAGGTCATCACTTTTAGCGGGTCGGTGGTGCAGGATGTGACGGTGACGATTGCGCCGAACACGGCGTCGAAGGTTTACTTCGTCACTAACTCGACTACGGGCGGCTTCTCGCTGATCTTTACGCAGGGCACGGGTCCCACTTTTACGCTGCGCAACGGCCGGAGCGCGATTGTCTACGCGAATGGTAGGGGCGGAGTGAGCGGCGTGGTGGGGGCGATTGACAATCTGCAGGTGAATAGCTTGCAGGTTATTACGTCGCTGATTGTGTCGGGCAGCGTGACGTTCGGTTCGCCGATTACGTTTGGGCAGACAACTACGTTCAATGCGGCGGCGGCGTTTAATGCAGGGGTGACGGCGAACGCGATTACGGTCAGTTCTTTGACGGTGAATGTAGGCGGGGATCAGGTCTGGGATTTGTATTACCGGTCAAGCGGGGGAAATCTGACCCGTTTGGGCATTGGAGCGAATGGGCAATTTTTGGGGGTGGCTGGCGGGGCTCTGGCATATATTCCTGTAAATACAAGCATCGGTATCGGAACGCCGATTGTCGGTGGCGCGGGCCAGTGTGTGCTGTTTGTCGATGGCGCGGGACGGATGGCGCAGGACGGAGCTCTTACGTGGACGCCGGGTGGCAGCGGGTTGGCGATTACCAGTGGGGCGGGGTTGAGCGTCAGCGGTCGTGCGACGGTTGGCAATGGATTGACTGTTAGCGGCGGTGGATTGAGTGTTACCGGCAACTGCAACATTACCGGTCAGTACCAGGTCAACGGTGTGCCGTTGGCGCAGAACTGGACCGATGCGCGTCAGATCAGTGCGGATCTTACCTTGAACCCGGCATTTCAGTCCGTTCCGGGGACGCGGATGACGTTGCCCTCTGCGGGGCGGTATCTGGTCATTGGAGTATTTTGGGCCAATGGTGGTCAGATCGCTAGCAGCCAAATGCAGGGGGCTTTTGCGGGGGGGCCTGCCGGAGCCTTGGTGCGGCAGGGCCTTGTTGCTATTCTGCAGGGGCAATTCAATGGCACAGTTTGTCAGCAATGGATCTTTGTAGCTGCGGGTGCGAATTATGAGGTGGAGCTACAGGCGGCGTCAACTGTCGCCGGTATGACACTTCTTAGCCCTGAAACCACGATCACCGCCACCTGGATTTCACCTTAAAGTTATGACCACCATTGAAGACACTCTGACTTATGCCGATGGGGCGCTGGCCAGCGGTCGTCTGGTGGTCTATTGGCAGCCCTTCACGACTGGGGGCGTGAATGCGGCGGGCGGGATGCTCGACTACGAGATTGTGGACGGGCATCTCTCGGTCAGTCTGTACGCCAATGCCGGGGCTTTCCCCACGGGTTCTTATTACAACGCTAAGTATGAGTTGCAGAATGGCGCGGTCTATGTCGAGCAATGGATCGTGCCCAATCTGCCCACTGTGAATCTGGGCCAGGTGCGGGTGAGTTTTCCGCCGACTCCTTCGGTGATGATTTCGCCTACGCAACTGACTTCGCTGGATGCTGCGCCGGGTCAGTTTCTGCAGTGGGATGGCGCGCGCTGGGTGCCGACTTACGTGACGATGGTCAACGTCAGCCCGAACACGATCAACATGGTCGTGGATGCGAGCGGCACGGATGTGACGGTGACGGGGTCGCCAGTGGCGCTTGGGGCCACCATGGTCCTGCATATACCCAGCGCCAGCCTCACGGCGCGAGGTGTGGTGACTACGGGCGCGCAGAGTTTTGCGGGTCACAAGACGTTTCAGGATCTCACTGTGACCGGGATTGCGGTTATCCCTGGTTACGTGCCGGTGTCGCGCACGATTATGGGCGACGCCACGATTACCGGCGGCGGCGATTTATCGGCGAATCGCACGCTGTCGGTGGTGGCGGATACGAGCTGGCAAAAAGTGCGCGTGGTGAATAACGCCAACAACGTGTTGGCGACTCGCGGGCAACTGTATTTCGACGGCGGAACCAACTTTACGATTACGGTGACGGACGATGCGGCTCTCAATCGCGTCGATATTGCGTTTGGGGTGGCGGGCACCGGCGGCGGGCTGGTGACTAGCGTCTTTGGCCGCTCCGGGGCGGTGACTGCGCAGACGGGTGATTATACGGTCGCGCAGGTGACCGGGGCGGTGCCGGAGACGCGCGCGATTCTGAACGGCGTGGGGATCGCCGGCGGCGGTAACCTTTCGGCGGATCGCACGCTGTCGGTGGTGCCGGATACGACCAATCAGCGTGTGCAGGTGGCGCTGGCGGGCGCTGCGATGGGCACGCGTCCTCAGTTGAACTTTATTGCAGGCTCGGGTCAGACGATCAATGTGGTGGACAGCGCTGCTTTCAACCGGGTGGATATCACGATCAGTTCCAGCGGAACCGGGCCGGCGTCGCCAAGCATCTATGCGGTCGATGGCACGGTCATCGGCACGCGCCCGGAACTGAATCTGATCAGTGGTGCCAACGTCACGCTGGCCGGGGTGGATAACTCAGGCGCGAATCGTGTGGATATCACGATCACCACGGCCGGTACGCCGCAGACACCGTGGCTGAGCAATATCGACGCGGGGGCATTCAATTTGAACAACGCCGGCGCGATTGGCATCGGGACGGCTGCGGTCGTTCCCCGGCCGATCACGATTCAGTCTGCGGCGGCCGAGAGCTTCGATATTTCGTCGGTCAATACGAACGCTGCTTCGACTCTCGGGATGGCGCTGCAAAACGATCAGAACGATCTGATGCAGTTCGGATTGGGCGGATCGAACATCGGCGCTGTCAATTTGCGGCGTGTGGTGTTTTTGTTGAGCACGCGGGATTTGGTGTTTGGTGTAGGGGCGACCTTTACCGAACGCATGCGGATCTCGCAGTTGGGTGCCGTAGGCATTGGGATGGTCGCGACTTCCTACATTCTCGAAGTGGCCGGCGACTGCAACATTACTGGCACGTATCGCGTGAACGGCGTGCCGATCGCTACCGGTAGTCCGCAGACACCGTGGCTGAGCGACATCGACGCAGCAACGCATACTCTCATCAATATTGGCTATCTCAAGGGGTCCGGGACAGGTGACCTGACATCACGTAGCGACATGCTGGTAGAAAAACAAGGCAGCACCGGCATAGCGACCTATCGGGCGCGAAGTGGAGGCGTGCTGATTCAGTCCGGGGTAGACAGTGGCGCTGGCGGTTATGCCTTTGTTGGGTCCTTCTCCGCATATCCACTATTGATCTACGCCAGCAGTATCGAGCGCATGCGCATCACGGTGGCGGGCAACGTGGGTGTTGGGAATACAGGAGCAGTGCCGGTCAATGTTTCCGGTTACCCTCAGTTGATCGTCGGGCCGACTCTTCCGGTTGCGGGCAACGAGCGCGGAATCATTACGGCGTGTACGAATAACACGGCTAATGGGGCGATCGTTGGCAGCTTTGGTTTCGCGAATTATGCGATTGCTGCGGCGGACAAGCGGCTCGCTGACATTGCCTGCGCTGTGGATGGCGCATTGAACTCCGGGCAGTTAAGATTCTATCTTTGGAATGCGGGTGTGTTGACCTTGCCGATGATTATCACGGCGGCGGGGATTGTCTCTGTTGGTCGTTCTAACCCGTATCCCGATCCTAATTGGCCTTTTCAGGTGCATGTGGCAGCGGATCAGAATCTCATCGTTGGCAGCATGAGCGGGATGGTGACTCTTCAGACCACCAATGATGCCACGACAGTGAATACAGGCCTGCACTACGTCGCATCTGCGCATGCTTTCGATGCAGGCGGCGCGCGACGTTTGGATATCTTGGATACTGGCGTCGTCTATAGTGGCAGGGGATTGTGGCTCGATAGTGGAGATCTAACCAGCACAATCAACGGATCGACATGGTACGGCCTGGGTAAAACCAACAATGGGCTAGGTATTCAGTTAGCGGGTTGGGGTGGAATCCACTTCGCGACCGGTTCCGGGTCTATGCATCTGCATCAAGGTGGTGGGCTCAGCATTAGTAGCACGACTGCGCCAAACGCTGGTCTGTCCGTTCCTGTAATCGGATCCACGAATATCCGCTTGGTTCACAACACTTATAGCGCGATGTTATATAACGATAACGGCAATTTTTACGTGCTGTTGACGAATGCGGGAGACCCATATGGCAGTTGGAATACTTTGCGGCCATTCTATATTCAGCTTTCCAGCGGCCTCGTCGTCATGAATCAGGGTGTAAACGTAGGCGCCGGGGGTCTAACTGTGGCTGGCGGTCTAACCTCAAACAGCGGCGATCTCAGGGTCAACGGTAGAGCGCTGTTTGGAGCTAACGCTTATCCAGGTCAAACGGGGGACCTTGGCGTATCGCGTGATTCCAGTCCGGGCACAGGGGTGGTTTACTTCGGTAACACTGGCGCTCAATATATCTACTACGCTGGCAGTTCGTTCAACATTACCA